CTGCAGCTGCGGAAACGGCAGCAAAAACTGGAGCAAAAACTGCTACTAAAACGGCAGGTAAAACTGTTTTGAAATCTGCACTCAAAAAGATTCCAATTATTGGCGCTCTTGCAGGATTAGGATTTGGCGCCCAACGTGCATTGTCTGGCGACTTAACAGGAGCAGGTCTTGAAGTTGCTTCTGGATTAGCAGGAACACTTCCTGGTCTTGGTACTGCTGCATCAATAGGAATTGACGCTGGATTGGCTGCACGTGATATGGGAATGTTAGGTAAAAGTGCAATGCCAAATCCAGTTAGAACAGACATTCCTGGTACAATTATGGAGCGTACTAGTGCGAATATGCAAGCTGCACGTCAAACAGCACCTCCAGTAATTGTAAATGCGCCATCAACACCACCAGCTGTACCGCCACCAGCACCACAACCAAAACCATTCAGTGCAACTCCAACAGTTCGTAATCCTGATGATGCTTTCATGCGCGCAACATATAAAGACTTTTATCACCCATCTTCATTGTACAAATAAAAAGGGAGGCTTTCGCCTCCCTTCCATACAACCAACTCGGATTGGTGTATTAATCTTCAGCCAACTTTCCGAAGAAAGCCATTGAATCGTCGTCATCAGTGGCTGCAACGCCGACATCTTCATCAGCCAGTTCGAGATCTTCAGCCTTCGACTTTGCACGCGCAGCGGCAACGCCATCAAGACCAAGAACGCGATCCAACTTTGACTTCAATTCATCATAAGACTTGAAGTGCTTTGGATCGAGGAATTCCTTGAGAGAATATTCCGCTTTCCAAACCTTCTCAATCTTATCATCATCGCCGTCAAACAACGGAGACGGATTATCAAACTCAGACTTATCGTAGTTACGATAGCCTTCAACCTTGCGGATCTTGAGTTTGAAGTTTGCACCTTCCCAGAAGCTGAACGGATTGACAGCCTTCTCATCTTCAAATTGCGGCTCGATCTTTTCCTTGATCTTATCAAAGATTTTCTTGCCGTACTTGTAGAGGAAAACTTTTCCTTCGTTGGCAGGATTTGCAGTATCCTTAATGACAAGAACGTTTGAGATATAAGTCAGACGACGCTTCTGCTTGCGAGCAATTTCCTTGTTCGCTTCAATGCCAGAGTTCCAGAGTTGAGTGTTATACTCAGAAACGGGATCCTTCTGACCAAGAGTCGTCAAACTGTTCTCAATGTACCAGCCACCAGGACCTTGGAAGCCATGACTGAACACTTGAACCCACGGCATACCATCTTCCCCATCAACAGCAGGGGCGTCAAGAAAACGAATGACTGCGTAGCCATTACCAGCAGCATCAACTTCTGGTTGCCACAAACGTTCATCTTCTTTTGAACCACTGTTCTTTGTGGTCGATTCGAGTGCTCGAGCGAGCTTGCCAAGAGAGGAGTTCTTCTTGAGCGCAGATAGATTAGACATATGTATTACCTCGTATATTTTGTATTAACAGTATTAATTGTATCCACAATATCATAACAACAATAGTATATATTAAACCGCGACAGGAGTCAACTCCTTCTTGATCATGAATTTAAACATACTATCATTCAACGGAGCATAAGCAAAAAAGAATGGCTTATACTTATTGAATTTCTTGTAAAGATCACTCCAAATAAAGTCATCTTCAATCTTCGTATTCCAACGATCAAACAACTTAATTGCGTGATCTAATATGATTAGTGAATCCAGATTAATTTCCTTTTGCATGTATAGATTAAGAAGTTCAGGGAACTGCCCATCCTTACAGCGTAATGAATCACCAAAGTTAATCTGTTTAAGTTTGTTTAGATCTTCGTTAAAATTTTCAGCGCGTGCAGATTGCCAATTTTTCCAATCTTTAAAAAGTTGTTTTGCTTCGTCTTTGAGTAGTTCACTTATCCAGTTTTTATCTTTATGAAAGAAGTTCACTGCATAGAAATATGGCAGTTCACCTTCATCATACATTCGTGCTATTCTGTGAAATGAGTATTTGTCTTTTCGTAAATCAAACGTTTCAATTGTGGTTCGCGATTTGCCGTTGTATTGAAAATAGTCGAAGTGATCGTTAGTGAAATGTAATCTCACCGACATGTAACAAACATAGGCGTCGTAGCCATTCATATTGGCAATCTAGATGACCTTTGTATGAAGCGTAACGTTTGTGCTTCGACTTCAATTTTAGATTTTAGATTTTCGTTGATCAGGCTTGCAGCGACCTCAACCTCAAGACCACTTTCTTCACAGTAGTGAGTAATAGCGTCAATTAGGCTCAGATTCATTTTACTAGCCATTTCTTCTATCATTATACAGAAATTGTTCTTTTCTTCTCGAGTAGCCATCAGCTTGGACCAAATACTTCGTTAATGACGCGATTCACTTTGATGAATTTACCTTTATGATAAAGTTGATATAGATCTTCGGCACCAACATAAGTACAGGCTGAGCGGATTCCACCCAAAAGATTTTTTACTGTATTGGAAACTTTGCCGCGATACGTTATGTATACTTCTTTACCTTCACTGGCGCGATAATCAGCAACACCACCATTGTGAAGTTCTTGTGCAGCCTTTGAAGCCATACCGTAGAACGGAATCTTACTTGCATCTTTAATGTTATCTCGGAACCCTGGCGGCAAACCTTCTTCATGTGCCGCAAACATACCACCAATCATGACGAAGTGCGCACCAGCAGCAAATGCCTTGGCTACATCTCCAGGACAGGTACATCCACCGTCAGACATAATGCGACCACGCGCTGACTCTGCTGCATCATAGCATTCAAGAACGGCAGATAATTGCGGATAGCCAACACCAGTCATTTTACGAGTCGTGCAAACTGATCCAGGACCGATACCAATCTTAACGATATCCGCACCAACATCAATTAACGATTCAACTGCTTCTGGCGTAACGACATTTCCTGCAATCAATCCATACTCTGGATAATTCTCAGCAAATTCTGCAACAAAATCTAAAAACTTAGAGGTGTAACCGTTTGCAACATCCACACAAACAGCGCGAGGAAGGGGAATGTCGTTATCAACACAGTGAGCGTGGAATTGAGTGAACTTATCCAGATCAGTATTGTTAGCGCCAAGAGAATAAATTGCATACGGTGCTACGTCGCGCTCTGCGTCATAGAAATCAATAAGTGCATTTAGAGGATAGTGTTTGTTCAATGCAGTGAGGATATTATCGCGACTCAATGCTACAGCCATCTCAAAAGTGCCAACTCCATCCATATTTGCCGCGACAATCGGAACGACATCTAAATCGAAAAAGTCAACCTCAAGATCTACTAACTGTCGCGAGTGTAAATCTGAATGCTTTGGCACTAGAAGCACATCGGCGAAGTCGAGTTTTGTTTCAACATCTATCTTCATATATTACACCTTATTCATAAAATATATGCGCACCAATTTTAACAATGCGTCGCTTATGTTCAGCCCAGAAAGGATTTACATAGTCAGCATGATAGTATAACGCATTACGCAGTTCAGGTAAAGTATTTTTCCTGCCTGCAACAATTTGTTCAGACATTTGATAGATACGTTTCCAGTCGTTATCTTGGAATCTAGCCGAGGAGAGTTTTCGCTGACATACCCAACTAAATTCGCAAGTTGTTTTTCTTTCATACACAACACCGCAAATAGAATCGGCAAAATTTTTGTGCTTCACGCGATTTAAAGTTACTGTTGCGACTGCGAGTTGACCTTGCTTAGATTCACCGACAGATTCATAATAAATGTTATCCGCCAAGCACATAATGCTTTGATTGTCTTTGGAACTCATTATCGATTCAATGTTGTCTTTTATTATGAATTTATATGCAAAGTACATCAATGTCGAAAAGACAATAAGGAATACAACCACATAAGTAAACAGAAAAGAAACAACTTTCTTTCTCAGAAACTCAAAACTTTCTTCATTCATAAATTAATTCTGATAGAACAGATGATTACCAATTTTCTTCACAAACGTTTTAGTGCGAGACCAGTTAGGTTCAACGTAATGAGCGTGAAAGAATTTTGCATCGCCGACAACATTAGTATCTTTTTTCGCAACAAGCATTTGTTGAGAGATTCGCATAGATTCTGTCCAACTTGCGGTGCGAACATTCACTCGTTTTTTACCTTCACATACCCAACTAAACTGGCAAACACCTTTAGCCTTTTGATGAACGACGCCACAAACTGTCTTTGGATATGCTGAACTTCTTACGCGATTCATCGTGACTTCAGCAACAGCAACCTTACCAGCATATGGTTCACCACCTGCTTCGAAGTAAATGTTGCGCGCAAGACAATCGACTTCTTTCATCAAAGCCTGTTGCTTATCGTAAGATAATTGAAAGAATGCCATTTCGTTATGCATGTACGACATTTCTTCGACAAGACGTGTGTTAACAATCATCTGATGATTGAGAGTGTCCTCTGCCTTTAGATGTGAAGACATTGGGACGTAAATGGCGAAGAAAATAAACGCGAACAATCCACCAACTTTAAGAATGAAATCATGATATTGATCGACAAATTTTTGAACTGCATTCATGATAGTTGCCTCCATTATGCAGTGAATTGATTGAACAATCACTAACTCAATTATGAACGTACAATGCTTTATCTAATTTTTTAATAATTTTAGGTAGTTTACAAAACTTCTCAACATACTCCAAAGCAAAATATCCGTCAGCATTAATTTTACTTTTATCCAAACGAAGTTGTTTTGCATACAACGTTCGAGTGGCAAAATTACCAATATCAATTTTGTTCAATTCAATCTTAGACTCTTGTCTTTCCCACTTAAAGTGATTGTGAAAAAAATCACAATGTATAAAATTAGTATCGTCATCTACTACTGCCAAAAACTCCTGCACAAAGTTTGGAAAGTAGTAGTTATCATCGCTAGTCATAACAAGCCATTCTTCTTTTGCACACTCAATTCCATAATTTCGAGCAGTATGACCCCAATCTTTATTGGGACCATTAAGCATACTAAAACGAATTCTGGTATCATCACCAAACGAAGATGCTATACTTTCAAATCCATCGTGCGGTGCATCAGCAATTACATGTATACTCCAATTTGGATTCGTTTGCGAATACACACTAGAAATCATTCCAAGAAGTTGAAGATTTCTATTGTAGGTTGGAATTACAAATTCAATTTTCAAGGTTTCCTCCAGAAACTGTAGATACCCTTATCAACCTCGTAACGATCCCACATAAATCGTTCACGCATAGGTTGTATTCTAGCCCATTCCCACATACAAGTCAATCCCTCTTTAAGAGATGTTTTGTCGGAATAGCCAAGGAGATCTACTGATTTCTGGTAGGTTGGATGTGAGTATTTCACTTCATGGCGCGGTTCGAGATGTACCGTTACACCTCCACCCATGACTTCTGTAAGAATAGCGTTTGCTTCCTTGATGGTGTATTCTTTCGTTCCACCAAGATTAATAATCTGTTTCGAGCAGTTCTCTTGAACCGCTGCCTTCCACAATCCATCCAAACAGTCATCGATGTAACTGAATGCTCGCATTTGCATTCCATCTCCGAAAATAGTCATTGGAAGATTATTTAAATGTTGCCACATCCAGATACCAAGAACATTGCGGTACTTATCCCAGATGTTTTGTTTGACGCCATACACATTATGTGGGCGAATGATGCACCAATCAAGACCATGTTGCTCGCCAGCGATTTGAATATCGCGTTCGCACGCCATCTTTGCGACTCCATATGGATCTATCGGCATCAAAAGATCTGTTTCGCTGAATGGTGGAGTACCTTCTCCATAAACTGCAAGAGAAGAAGTAAATACAATCCTCTTCACACCATGAGTGATGCATTGATTTACAACTCGTGCGGTGGCAACGAGATTGTTTGTGTAGTTAAAAGAACGAATGAATGGCGAAAGACCTTCTGCGGCATAAGCAGCGAAGTGAAAGACATAATCAAATTTGTAATCTTCAAACAAACGATCAAAGTCGTGTGCGGCAAGATCGAGTTTTGCTAGAGTGACTTTTGGATTTACATTCTCCATATAGCCGCCACTCAAATCATCGATGCCAACAACGTTGACACCTGGTTTGTTTTCAATGATCCAATCTGCTAAACGAGAGCCAAGCAAGCCTGCAACACCAGTAATCAATACGTTCATAAATCCTCCAATTATTTTGATTTATTTATTCTAGATAATACCATCAGGAGTACGAATTTTACTCTTGTGACCGAACTCTTCATCAGTCATAGGTTTAATCAATTTGTTACCACAGTATGTTTCTTTCTTTTTCAAAAGATACAATGTCTTATAAAAGACCAATCCACTGTCACCATATTCCAAAGTCAATTTGTTATAGAAGGTAGTAGAATCGTATGGATATTTGGTCCAACGAAGACTCTTTTGTTTATACAAATAAAAAGAAATTAATCTTTCGTGTATGAATGGGAAATTTATGGTGGGACGACCAAGATGCAGTTTTAATGATGGACCATATGCAAACTCAAACAAATCACGATCATTCTTGATTATTTCCATGCATTCTTCAAAAAAAGAAAACCACTCGTTCCAAAACTTTTTGTTACCAATCCAAAAAGTACAAGTCGAAGTTAAGTCGGGATGAAAACCATCACGATCAAGATCAATATCTAAGTTTAATTTTTTCAATAGCCGACGATTGAATTCCATCAATCCAGGATGAGAGATGTCGCCATTTATGAATGGGTTCTTAAAGGCTGCGGCTTCTTGTATGTGCGGATCAATAAAATAGAGATCATAACCTGGATTCTTTTTAATCCAACGAACGAAGAAAGTGCCATCAGATTTTATCTTCTCTCCCCACTTCCAACTTACAAGACCCCAGTGCGTGTCTTTATCTTCCTTATGTTTCTCGTAAATCTTCTTATGGAGAGGATATTCTCTCAGTTGTGGTTGAGCGTTTTCTGTGTTATCGAACGGAATGAAATTTCGATAATCAAGATTGATTGTTTGCTCTTTGGCGTAATATGATTGATATATTGCAACTTTCATATGAGAATATAAAGTAAGTAAAGAATGGCGAGGTTGCCCTCGCCACCTGACTTTTCTGTTACCAAGCGGTCAACTCTTAGCCATTACTTGCCGTTTGAAATAAAATCATTCAACCGTGTGGCTTTATCCAAAACATCATCCTCAGTAAAATACTTCGGATAATTTGGTTGAGATGGAAGTTGTGTTTTGTTTCCCATTGCTGCGGAGCACAATACTTCCCATTCGCTTTTAATGGTTGAGTGTCGAGTATTAAACTCTTCGCTCAGCATATCTTTTGCGAGTTTTACCAACTCTAGTCTAATTTCATAAGGTGTCATAGTCATTTTCATCTCCTTTGTGTGTTGTGTGTGTTATGACAAATGGTGCGTTTATTCTGTTTCCAAGAAAACCCACCGAAAACTCAGGTAATCTAAATCGGCTTACGCCGCAAGAGCCATGTCGTAATTGCTATCATTTGCAGTTACTATTTTTGCGCTGATTAAGTCAGTCGCCTCACTGGTTGCTGTCAGGTTATTACTTGCCCTGTCGAAGCCAAATTCATCCCCATAAGATAGCCACCACGTACATTGCTGCAGAGGTGATGGGCATTTGGTGGAGATGTCGGGGGTCGAACCCGAGTCCAGAACACTTTTAATTGTCAGTTTACAACCATTGTTTTTATTTAGCCAGCAAGAACTTTCGCTACTGAATTTACAACAGCAGCGATACGACCAATGTCGCGAAGTTGTTCAACTGTGAGACCTTCTTTCTTGAGAGTCTCATAGTGAGCCTTGACGCAGAAGTGGCATTTGCCTACGATTGAGGCTGCGAGAGAATATGTTTCGAAGTTGATCTTCGAAGTGCCACCGTGATTCATAATGCCATTCATACGAAGTTGAGCAGGCAATCCTTTGAGTGCAGGATCACTAGCCATTTCAACGTATGGATACCAAACATTATTTTGAGCCATAATTGCAGCAGCAGTCAACGCAGCATCGGCTTCCTTACGGTCCTCGATCTCTGCGTCGATTGCTGTTGCGAGTCTAGAATTGCCAGCAGCAAACGCTGCGGCAAGTGCACATCCTTGTGCAATCACAGGATCAAGTGTACTGCGAAGAAGAACAGCGTCAAGATTTAACTTTGTATCTTTTGCGTATTCTGGTAAACCTTCTTTAATTACATTGACCCAATTCATTTTATTCTCCTATTAGACGTTCTTTGGTGTTTCCATGCAACGCTCAAAGAGATATCTCTTTGCTGTGCGCATTTCTGAATTGTTCAAAAAACCATCACCGTTCTTATCAGCAGTTTCAAAGAGTGACTTTGTAATTGTGCAGTAACGATTAATGTCATCAAATGATACTTTGCCATCCTTGTCAAAGTCATACTGTGCCACACGGTCTTGAGCCATTGCTGGCGCAGATAACATAATCAATCCAATGATTAATTTCTTCATTTAAGTTTTCCTTTATTTTGATAGAGTTGCTTCACCAACCTGACGATTGCACTGGCAAAGTTCACCCGTCTGCAAAGCATCGAGGATACGAAGTGTTTCCTCTGGATTGCGTCCGACGTTTAGATTATTCACAGTGACATGCTGAATGATTCCATCTGGATCAACGATAAACGTTGCGCGAAGAGCAGCACCTGCTGGCTTAAAGAACACACCAAGATGATCAACAAGGCTTTCGCTCTCATTGTAGTATGCATCGCTGCTACGAGCAGTATCAGCAAAGAACCAAGATGTAGTTTTCTTAAGATCTTCATGAGCATTCTTCCATGCCAACTTACAGAACTCGTTGTCAGTGCTACCGATCAAAAGAACAGCATCGCGATCAGCGAAGTCCTTGTTCAACTTGTCATAAGCAACGATTTCCGTTGGGCAAACAAACGTGAAATCTTTTGGATAGAATACAATAACTTTCCACTTACCTGCGAAAGATGCTTCTGTAATTTCTTCGAAAGCATTGTCAGGTGTAAGAGCACCAGGCTTCACACCAGTGATGCGGAATTCTTCTAACTTATCTCCAACTGTCTTCATTTTATAACTCCTGTATAACAAAAACCTATACGAAACCTATACACAACGTATATATGAAAAAAAGAACCCTCTATCGCACTTTTTGCGATAAATTAATACTATAGAAACGATTGATAGTGGCTATTAGGCAACCATGCCGTATTCTTCGCGGAGAATCTTCTTATATGGTTTACCTTCAACGATCAACTGTTCGACCAACTTAAGCCGCTCAGAAAGATCTTGAAATCTTGGGTTTTGACTTTGACCGCTGGCGATCTGTAAAGCAATTACGATATCGCGAAGTTCATTTTCACTAATTGGCAGATCCATAATATATTACCTATTTTGAGAATTGATGCGTTCTGTAATATTCATCGATGTAACCTTGCAACTTCTCGCGATAAACTTTAAGATCATCGCCCTTAACAGACATGGTCTGACAGAAGTCCGCAGTATCAACACCGATGATAATGACAACTTGCTCGAAAGGAAGCCCAGTCAACTCGGTGAACATTGTACCGTATGCAACGCCCTGCATAAAGTAATTTTCAATATCTTCCTTTTTCTTAAGACGAACCGAAGTCTTGAAGTCGATAACAGAAAGAACGCCGTTGTATTCAGCAACGCAGTCAACCTGTCCCGCAAGTTTAAGTTCATGAGAAAAGAGTTTGGATTCCAAACAATGAATGTTGTTAATCTTAACTAACTCTTTCTTCATCTTCACGAAAAGATTGCGCACGTTCGGCATCATGTTTTCGCGAAGGACATCCACTTCTTCATTAAGTAAATGTCGCTCAATGGCTTTGTGGACGCCAGTACCTCTGGTCGTCGCTTTGCGCGAGATCTCGTTGGCTTTTTCTTCACCAACTCTTGCGCGCCACTCCATGAGTTCTTTCTTTTTATAGTTTGAAAGAACGGTGGTGACAGAAGCATATTTCTCACCAGTCGGAGTAACGTAACAGCGAGCGCCATCAACATTCTCTTGTACTAGTTTCGGAAAGTCATGATGTATATGATTAAACATGAAAGATACTCATAAAGGACGACACTCTATTGTAACATATTATACGTTACAAGTCAAGTATTTTTTACCAACGGAACAACATTTATA